GATAAACTAGAAGATTACAATACAGAAAAATATATTAAACCACCTTTAAAATCAAAAGACATAGATAGAATTGTAAAACAATTAGACAAAAAAGATTATGATTATAGATGTAAAGATAAACCAATTTGTAATTTTTGTAATGAAGCATTGTGTTATACAAAACAATATGGAAAAGGTGGCGATGTTAGAATGCCTGCAATTGAATCCATAAGAAAGTATGAGTCTGATCCACCTATATTTTTTGTTGATATTAATGGAGAGAATATTGAAGTCGATGCACCAACACTACATGATCATGAAAAATTTAGTATTGCATGTATGACAGAACTTGGAACACCGTTGATTCCAGTTGCTAAACTTGTTTGGAGAAAACAACTAGCATCTTTAATGAAGAATATGTCTACACTTGAAGCGCCGGATGATACAAAGGTGGATGTTCAATTAAAAGAATTACTTACAGAATTTGTTAGTCGTGATGGTAAAAACATAGAAGACATCTTAAAAAGAAAACCTTACACAGAAAACAATATAACTTATTTTAAATTCAAAGACTTTTGGAGTTTTATTTTAAGAGGCAAGACTTGGCCAGAAAAAACTTACAATAAAAATAAAACAATACGATTATTAGAAAATCTATTTAAAGCTAAAAGTGACACCATAAGAATAAAAGACAAACAACATAAGATTTGGATGGTAGAAAAAATAGAGATAGAAAAATATACACCAATAAGAACTAAGAAAGAACCGGCACCATTCGAATGAGAACAATCATAGCAGGACCACCAGGAACAGGAAAGACACATACATTGATACATAAACATTTGCAAAATGAATTAATAGAAAGAAAAACAGATTCTAAAAAGATTTGTTATATAACATTTAGTAATGCAGCTGCTAATGAAGCGAGAGATAGAATACAAAAAGAATATCCAACATATGAATTTGAGTGGATTTGCACCATGCACTCTATGGGAACAAAAAGATTAGGTATAGATACTAAAGCACAATTATTAAAAGACAGTAACTGGAATGCATTTAAAAATAAATATGGTCATACTGATTTGCATTTTGAAACTGTGCAACATGAAAATGGTTTCAATGAATATAAAAATCAATACATGAAAATTATAGAATATGCTCGATCTAGAAAAATAGATGATTTACAAGATGCAGCAATAGAACTCGATTTAATAGACTTTATAAGTATTCCCTTACTAGAACAAATTAATCAAGACATTATTGATTATAAAAATGATTATAACATGTTTGAGTTTTCAGACATGATTTCAGAATTCACAAGAAAGAAATTGTGTCCTTCCCTCGACGCCGTCTTTCTTGATGAAGCTCAAGATCTGAATCCCTTGCAGTGGGAAATGTTCTTTTACATCGAGTCCTGTTGTAAAAGATCATACATTGCAGGGGATGACGATCAAGCTATCTACTCTTTTCAAGGGGCAGACCCTAAGACTTTTATAAATCTACAAGGGGTAATGGACCCACAAATTATATCAAGACGAGTACCTAAAGCTGTACACAAAGTTGCGTTATCTATTTTAGAAAACATAGATGAAAGAAGAATTAAAGATTGGGAACCAAGAAATGCTAAAGGTAAAGTTATAGATAATTTAGAACTAGAAGATATTGATTTTAGTAAAGGTGAGTGGATGATTATAACTAGAACAAATGAACAAATGAAAAAATTAGTTCCTGTGTTACAAGATACTGGATATAGATTTGACTGTAAATTCAATGACTTACTGCCTTCAGAAGTAATGAAAGCTATTAATGATTGGGATAGATTAAATAAAGGTGCAAACATTTCTGGTGAAGAAGCTCAAAACATTTATCAATTTTTAAAATGTGAGACCGGCGACGTAAAGTATGGGTTTTCTAGTGGCAAGACTCTAGCTGATGTAGACTCGATTGATATGGATGAACTACGTTCAGAACATGGATTACTTGCTGAAGGGGATTGGAGTGTATTAAAGTTTAAAGATTACCAGGTCGATTATATCCGGGAACTCGTGGCGAGCGGCGAGGATCTAAGTAAACCGGCAAGAATAAAATTGTCTACAATACATGCAGTTAAAGGTGAAGAGGCTGAGAATGTTATTTTATTTACAGATTTAGAAAGAATTATTTACAACGCAGCTCAAGTAAATAAGGACACTGAACATAGATTATTTTTTGTTGGTGTGACAAGAGCAAAAGAAAACTTATTCATAATGAATCAAGGTTATGAATATCAATATAACATAGGAGAAGAAATAATATGACAAGTAAAGACATGTTTGATGAAGCATTTCCACAAAATAAACAAATAGGCGGGAATCACTATAAAGACTTTCACATTCAACCGTATGAATTTATTTCAAAAAATGATCTTTCATTTTTTCAAGGAAATGTAATTAAGTACGTGTGTAGATATATGAATAAAAATGGTGTACAAGATCTTGAAAAGATAATTCATTATTGTGAATTAGAAATTAAAAAGATGAAAGACATGAGTAAAAAGAAATGAATTTATTTGCAGTGCATGATTTATTTTTTTATTCATTAATGACAATTTATTTATTTGATTTGATATGACAGATTATTTTGATTACTACCCTAAAAATATTCCTACTTGTGAAGAAACTCATGGTGAAAATGAATTACAAATTATATCGGAGTTAAATAAAATAGTTAGTGGATCTGTTGAAGGTAATTATTGCTATATACATAATACAATTATAAATGAAAAATCTGTGCCAATAAAAGAAAGATCTTGGAAAAGACAATATTTAAGAGAAGCAGTTCAAGATTGTAAATACGGTTTAGAAATAGGTTTTAATGCAGGTCATAGTTCTACAATTATGTTAACTGCAAATCCTAAAATGAAATTATTATCATTAGATATATGTAGATATGAATATACAATTCCATGTGCAAAACATTTACATGAAAGATTTAAAGATAGATTTAGTTTTTTTAAAGGTAGTAGTAAAGAAATTTTAAAGAATAAAAAACCTACAGTTGAATTAGATTTCATACATGTAGATGGTGGACACGGTCTAAATGATTTTTATTTTGACATAGACTGGTCAGAAAAAAATTTAAAACCGGGTGGAAAATTATTAATTGATGATGCTTATTTGCCTGATTACATAAAATATCTTGCATATAAAATAGAAGAAAAAGTATTTAAAGAAGTAAATACAAAAAGAAAAAGTTCAGGTGAGAATGTATTACTGGAGAGATTATGAACGTAATATTAGATGAAGAAAATTTTATTTTAGTGAGAGACAGGAAAAAATCTGTCAGAATTAAATTAAAGAAAAGTGGTTTATGTTTAAATATATCTAAAAAATATTTTTTATTTCAAAATAAAGAAAGAACCAAAGCTGTATGTCATGGTCCTATTTTTGATTATATAGTTAAGAAAACAAAAGAATCTATTTTAGAAAAAGAATTAAAATTTTTAAGGAGTGTTAATTAAATGTTTACAGCAGCAACAGAATGGACTTGTCCAGAAAATTTTCCTGATTTAAGTAAAGAAAAATATATTGCAATTGACTTAGAAACAAGAGATCCTAATTTAAAATCAAGAGGATCTGGTGCAGTTATTGGTGAAGGTGAGATCATAGGTTTTGCTTTAGCTGTAGATGGTTGGTCTGGTTACTATCCAATAGGACATAGAGAAGGTAATTTAGATAAAAGAATTGTAATAGATTATATAAAAGAAGTTTGTGCAACAGACACTATAAAAATATTTCACAATGCAATGTATGATGTGTGTTGGTTAAGATCATACGGAATACAGATTAACGGACATATCATTGATACAATGGTGATGGCATCTTTAATTGACGAGAATAGATTATTTTATTCTTTGAACAGTGTTGGTTTTGATTATCTTGGTGAAGTAAAAGATGAAAAAGCTTTATTAGATGCAGCAGCTGCAGCCGGTATAGATGCTAAATCAGAAATGTATAAATTACCTGCAATGGATGTTGGAGCTTATGCAGAAAAAGATGCAACATTAACTTTAAAATTATTTAAAAAATTATCTGGAGAAATACAAAGACAAAAATTAGAAAAGATATTCGACTTGGAAACACAATTGTTTCCATGTTTGATTGATATGAAATTTAAAGGTGTGCGAGTAGATGTGGAGAAAGCTCACTTATTAAAGAAAAGACTAACACAACAAGAGCAAGCATTGCTATTAGATGTAAAAAAAGAGACAGGTATTGAGCCACAGATATGGGCTGCAAGAAGCATTGCAAAAGTTTTTGATAAATTAAATTTACCTTACGAAAGAACTGTAAAATCACAAGCACCTAGTTTTACTAAAAATTTTCTGTCTGAACACGAGCATCCTTTAGTACAAAAAATTGCAAAAGCAAGAGAAATAAATAAAGCGCATACAACTTTTATTGATACAATTTTAAAACATGAGCATAAAGGCAGAATACATGCCGATATAAATCCTATCCGATCAGATCAAGGTGGAACTGTTACAGGGAGATTTAGTTATAGCAATCCAAACCTACAACAAATTCCTGCAAGGAATAAAGACTTGGGTCCAATGATTAGAGGTTTATTTATACCAGAAGAAAATTGTACCTGGGGTTGTTTTGACTATTCACAACAAGAACCAAGATTGGTTGTACACTATGCAGCAAACACTGATCCAATTATGTATGATGATTCTGTTGTAGACATTGTTAAAGAATTTCAAAAAGACTCTGTAGACTTTCACCAAAAAGTTGCTGACATGGCAGGAATATCTAGATCACAAGCAAAGACAATTAACTTAGGTTTGTTTTATGGTATGGGTAAAGCAAAATTACAAGCAGAATTAGGTTTAGCTACTAAAGATGAAGCAGAAAAATTATTTAATCAATATCATGAGAATGTTCCATTTGTAAAAGATCTTATGAATATGACTTCTCAGATGTCTCAAAAATCTGGATCTATTGGTACACTGTTAGGTCGTAGATGTAGATTTGATAAATGGGAAATAGCTGAATGGAATAATGGTAAATTTATTGCACCTATGAGTAAACCTGATGCAGAAGCTGCATTTTTTGAAAAATATCCTAATGCAAAAATAGCCAATATAAGAAGAGCAATGACTTACAAAGCTTTAAATAAATTAATACAAGGCAGTGCAGCGGATATGACTAAGAAAGCAATGTTAGATTTATACAACGAAGGTATTATACCGCACATTCAAATACATGATGAATTAGATATATCTATTGAGTCTCCTGAGCAAGCTAAAAAGATAATTGAAATTATGGAGAATGCTGTTAAACTAGCTGTCCCAAATAAAGTTGATTATGAATATGGCAATACTTGGGGTGAAATACATGGGTAAATATTATGGCATATTTAAACGCAAACATTCCTCCAATCTATTGCAAAGTAAGGAAGGAGTATCTTTATGATCTTAAAGAACATCAAGGAGAGTCTAGTGACTGCGTTATCTT